TCCCCGTCGTTGAAATTCCCCGCCGCCGGGGTCGGCAGCAGGCCACGCGAGGATGAAGATGCGCTCCCGGCGGTGGGGAGCGCCGGCATCGGAAGCTCGTACGCAACACCATTGCGTGTCATACCCGATGCCGGCCAGGTCCCCGAGAACAACTCCGAGTGCTCGCACCATAGGGTCTGCTGACCCGTCTCCCATGCACTCCGGGCAGAATTCCAGGTCGCTATCGGCGTCTGCACTGGTCAGGCTCCTGACGTTCTCGATGACCACAAGAGACGGCCGCAGTTCTGCGACCGCCCGGAAGCAATGCGCCCAGGTATTACCCGAGCGCGTGTCCTCGCGCAGGCCCGCGCGGCCGCCCGCCTGGCTTATGTCCTGGCAGCTGAAGCCAAATTCAAGTACGTCGACCGACGGGACCGCAGAGTAGTCGATCTCGGATATGTCGCCGAGATTCGGCGTGCCCGGATACCGGCAGGCAAGCAGTGCCGCCGCGTCCGGGTCGTTGTCCGCGAACCACACGTGCCGTCCGCCGATGACTGACCGGACGGCAGCGCCCAGCCCGTCGTAGCCCGAGCACAGGGACCCGATCGTGAGGTCATTCGGGAAGCCGACCAGGAGCACCGGGCCGGACTGGTCGCGCTCAAGTGTCGCCGTCATGCGACCCGCCTCTCCGGCTTCGCGAGCGCCGCGAGCTCGCGCTGGATCTCACCCGACAGAAACTGAACAGGGCGCCAGACGCACACGCGCTGGCCCGCGCGCTCCAGTGCGGCGATCCATTCCCTCTGGGCCGGCGACACGCGCCCGCGCTGACTCTTCAGCTCGGCGAACAGGATCGCATCGGGACCCGCGATCGCGAGGTCCGGCCAGCCGCCGACGCTATGTTTCGAGTTCCATGGGTGGTACCACCTCAGGCCGAGCAGCCTGCACAGGCCCGGCTTGCTGCGGGTGCCGCAGGTCACCGAGGCGAGCAGCTCGTCCTCGCTCATCGCCGCGGCGAGCACGTCCATTGCGGAGGCCTGGCGGCGGGGCGGGGCAGCGGTGACGCTCACGGCGACTCCCCCTTCAGGTACAGCGCGGGCTTCTGCCTCTTCAGCACGCGCCGCACCTCGGCCAGCAGGGCCGGACCGATCTGCCGCTCGCCGAGCAGGTCCTGCGCCGTCCGCCCGGTGAGCTCCCTGACCGTGTAGATATCCGCGCGGAACAATGCGTTCGCGGCCGTGGTGGCGAGCGCGGACGGCGGCTCGCCGGCCCACAGGTCCCGGACGGGACTGTCCATGATCTCGCTCACGCGTCCTCCTCCCCCGGCCTCGACGGGGACCAGGGCCAGTCCGGGGGGGTGGCAGCGACGGGCTGGCTGTGGGCACGTGGCGGAGGACTCGGCTCCCGGTGCATATCGACGAACCGCGAATAATGGAGCTGCGCCGCCACTGTCACCGTCGCGGTCGGCCCGTTCCTGTGCTTGGCCACGATCAGGTCCGCCTCCCCCGCGCGGGGGGATTCCTTGTCGTAGGCGTCCTCGCGGAAGATCAGGATGACGACATCGGCGTCAGCCTCCACGGCTCCCGACTCGCGCAGGTCGGACATGAGGGGCCGCTTGTCCTGCCGCTGCTCCGGCCCGCGGTTCAGCTGGGAGATCGCGACGACAGGGACGTCCAGTTCCTTCGCCAGGAGCTTGAGGCCCCGGGAGATCTCCGCGACCTCGACCTGCCGGTTCTCGGTGCGCCGCGGCGAGGACATCAGCTGCAGGTAGTCGACGATGACGAACTTCAGGCCGTGCTGGTGCTGCAGGCGGCGGCACTTGGCCCGGATCGCGGAGACCGAGATGTCCGGGGACGTGTCAATGAACAGGGGCGCCCCGGCGATGCCCGGCGAGAACCGGGACAGGCGGTCCCAGTCGTCGTCGGTCAGGGTGCCGGTGCGCATGCCCTGCAGCGGGACCCTGGCCTCCGCGGACAGCATCCGCATCATGAGCTCGTTGCGGCTCATCTCCAGGCTGAAGAATGCTGTCGGCAGGCCGTGCTTTATGGCCGCGCTGCGGGCAAAATCCATCCCGACCGTGCTTTTCCCGAAACCGACCCGGGCGGCCACTACGATCATCTGGCCCGGGTGCAGGCCGTTGGTGAGGGCGTCCAGGTCCGCGAACCCGGTGGGCACGCCGGTCATCACGCCGTTGCGGGCGATCGCCTCGATCTCATCCAGCGCACCCGGCAGGATCTCGGCGGCTGCGGTGAGCTCGTCGCCGTCGCGGCCGACGGTGATGCCGAGGAGGTCGGCGGCTGCCCGGTCGACCAGGTCGCGCGGGTCGGCGTCGAGCCGGGCGCGGACGGACTGGACGATCCGCGTGCCGACCGAGTCCAGGCTCCGCAGGATCGCGTGGTCGCGGACGATGCGCGCGTAATGGCCGGCGTTCGCGGCGGACGGGAGCTCGTGAATGCAGGTGTGCAGGTAGAGGGCGCCGCCGACCCGGGCGAGCTCGCCGGTGCGCCCCAGCTCGTCCGCGACCGTGACCGCGTCCACGCGCACCGGCTTGCCGTCGGCTGCCGGGCGGCTGTACAGGCGGAATATCGCCTCGTGGATCATCTGGTGGGCCGGGCGGTAGTGATCCTCGGGCCGGAGGACCTCGAGCACGTCGGCGATGGCGTCCCTCGACAGCATCATCGCGGCCAGCGTGCACCGCTCGGCAGCGGCGTCGTGCGGGATCTCGCTGAGGTCGGGCATGGACGACGGATCGGCTAGGTGGGTTCCGTTGGCGGTCATGAGGCTGGCCCCCGTCCCCAGGCCCGGTCACGCCAGCGCTCCCACGCCTCGACCTCTTCGCGGTGGCAGTCCTGGCTGGCGGGCAGGAAGCAGCAGTGGCCGGGGTGGACCGGCGACACTGCGGCGACCGACGTGTGGCACTGGCACGGCTCCGGGCCGACCGGGCTCTCGCTCATGTCGTACCTGCTTCCCGCTGTCCGGTCCACGGGAGTGCCAGGCCGTCATCCTCGCGACGGGGCACCACGTGCAGATGCAAGTGGAAAACGGTCTGGCTGGCCAGCGCCCCGGCGGACGTGATGAAGTTGCACGCCTCCAGCCCCATCCGGTTCGCGAGGTACGCGGCGAACTCGAGCGCCAGGCCCGCAGCGGGCGGCGACTCGAGCGCATGCGAGACGTGGCGTCTCGGCACGACGAGGAAATGACCCGGCGTCACCGGATTCAGCGGCTGGAATGCGACGCTTGCCGGGTCGGAGTACTCGAACTCGCCAGCGGCGATGCGGGCACAGAACGGGCAGTCCCCTGGTCCTGGGCGGTGCCCATACCGTCGTTGACGCAGTGCCTGCAGTTGTCCCACGACCAGATTTCCCACATGGACCCGTTGCTGAACGGGGGCCGGTCTGCGGCCTTCTCGAAGGCTTCGCCGTAGGCGGGCATGGGTCATGCCGCACCCATCCTGCGATCGGCACCCTTCATGGGGACCACGGCGCACATCTCGGCGAGCCGCGACGCGATCCGGGATCCCGGGCCTTCCGCCACCGACCGGCCGGGCGCGCCGTCAGGCAGTCCCGACAGCCGGGCGGCGAGCCTGGACTCGGGGTAGTTCGTGGTGACGATGAGCGGCCGGCAGCTGACGTACCGCTCGTCAATGATCATGTAGAGCCGCTCGGCCGCCCATTCCGACGGCTTCTCGGCCCCGAGGTCGTCGAGCACCAGGAGGTCCGCGGCCTGGCAGTCGCGGACCCGGACCTGCGTGCGGTCATCCTGCGGGCGGAACGCGTCGAGCAGGTCGGTCACCCGCTGGAAGATCACGCTCCCGGGCCAGGGGTACGTCCCGGTTGCCGCGCACCACTCCGCGGTGGCCAGCCAGGCGGCGTGCGTCTTGCCGGTCCCGACCGGGCCGTTGAGCATCAGGCCGGACTTCTTTGCGCGTCCGGGGGAGGTGAAGGCCCAGGTCAGGATCTGGGGGTCCAGCTGGAACGGGGCGCGGAAGCGAGGGGGTATGAACTGGCGGATGGCCTCGATCAGGTGGCTCTCGGTGCATACCGGGCAGTGCGCCTCGGCGGTGCGATCGGGGTGCTTCACGGTGACCCATCCGTCGCCGTCGCAGACCGCGCTCAGCGCGCCGGGGAAATCGTCGATCAGGCTGTCATGCGGATCGGGGGGTGAAGCCACTGCCGTACTCCTCATCGGGATAGTCCACTCGGGGGGATTGATTGCGTCCATTGGCGTCGCCGTTCCGCTTTGCCTGTGCCCTCAGGCGGAGCATGTCGTATTTCTCTCGCAGGGTTGGCATCGACATAACGTTCGCGCGCCAGAACTCATCGGCCTGGCACCAGTCGATGGCTTTCCGGATCTGCTCCTCGGACCTTCCATCGGCATCTAGCAGGAGGCGGCATGCATCGCGCCACTTCTTCGTGACGGTCGGCCGCCTGGACCCGTTGGCTTCGATCAGGCCAGCGAGGTGGTCGCAGAGCCGTTCGACGTCGGATCTCGCGGAACCTCCCGAGGGAACCGGAGGTTCCCGTAGTGGTTCCTCTGTATTGGTAGAGGCGCGGGGTTTTCCGGTTCCGGCTGGACCGGCACCGGTTTGGCCGGAACCGGCTGCACCGGAACCGGCTGGCCCGGTGCCGGGAAACCCGGTTCCGGCCTGACCTGCACAAACACCGCCATTTGGGTCGAATGGATCCTCATCGTCCTCGAACCCGTCGGGTACGAGAGTGCCGTCCTTGCGCCGCACGCGGAACGTCCCGTCCATCTGCTGAACACAGTCGACCGGCCCCTCATGCTCGGCATACTGGTCGGCCCATACCGGATCCGGATACTCGGAAACAGCCGTGCCCGTGAGCAGGCGCCCGTCCCGGAGGCGTCGGCGCTCGATCCGGTAGTAGCCCAGCCGCGCAAGCTCCCTAAGCCCCGCCTGAACGGAATCCTTGCCGTCAGCGTCGCTGTCACCGGCGATGGCAAGGGATCTCACGTCCCATCCCGCGGGCTTGTCCAGGAGGTAGTGATGAATGCCGCGGGCTTTATAGGACAGACGGCGGTCATTGACGGCCGCACTGGGAACGTTGAGGTACGGTCGCCTCCGTTTGCGCAGGCCTTCACTCATCCGCCTCCCCCGTCGGCTTCATGCCCGCAATGTTCAGGTACGGACGATATTCGTGGCGATACCGTGTTTCAAAGGCAAAGGCTTCTTGCTGACCGGAAACGGGTAGCGCCAGCCAGCTTTCGAAGGTCTTGTCGCGGGCATGGTCGCCGACCCTGCTGCGGAAGTTCTTTGATTTCCCGACATAGCAGATATCGCCCGCGTGGTCGAAAAGAAAGTAGACGACATAGTCCCCGGGCTGTGGCGTCGGCGCCGCCTCCCAGCCCGGCCTAGAGGGATGGCCGCCGACCCATGAACCATCCGGACCGTTCGGCCGGTACCGCACAGGTGGCCCGTCCGGCCCGGCGGCGGCTTGCCGCCACTCCTGCCGCGAAGATTCACTCAGAGGGATGTCGTAGACATGGGAATCTGCGCTCCGCCTGCGGAGGTAGCCGTTTTCCAGCAGCCACCGGAGGTCGCGCCTCAGGCGCGGCATGGGCATGTTGCATTTATCGGCCAGCAGCCCGTCCGGCATGTCGTACCGACCGGTCCCGTCCTCGTTGGCGAACAGCGCGACGGAGACCAGGATTATCTGGCGGCCGGTGTCGCCGGCGTCGAATCCCCAGGCGTGCTTCAGGGCGACATCAGAGACGGCCTCCATGGCGGTCACGCGAGCCTGCTCTCGACCTGCACTGTGCGCCCCGCCTCAAGATGCGGCATGATCATGACCTGCACGGGTATCCTCCAGTCGGAAGGAGCATGGCTAAAGGCCTAAACTAGCGCTAGGCCGACAAACAGGACGGGCCTGTCGCTGCCATCGGCCTATGGTATGCTGAGGCATGAAGGTTATGCAAGTCGGGTGCTGGAACCACTCCCGGCTCATCCTGTAGGCTGTACCGTGAACGAGGACAAAAGGATCATGTTGCACATAGACGGCGAGGAAGGTGAGCTGCGCCGATGACCGCGATGCTTGACGAGCGCGCCGGAGACCCGCTGGCCGCCGTCGTGGCCGCCCGCCAGGAGCTGAGAAGCGCCCGGGAGCGCGCCAAGGCGATCTTCCAGGAATACGCGCGGCGCCAGGATGCCCAGTACGGACGCATGATCGCAGAGGCCTACCGGCAGCTCGGCCGGGGCGCGCAGCAGGCCATCCAGGCCGAGGTGGGCGCGAAGAGCCGGGAGGACGTAGCCCGCTACGAGCGGACCTACCGGGCCTGGACCCAGGAGCACCCGGACGACGACCTGTCCCGCGAGCCTGACTGGAATGCCATCCTGGGCGAGCCGGGCCTTCTCCGCGAGGCCAGCTGACCGTCCCGGTCACTGCGACCGCTCCCCCGCTGCCGCCTGCGCCAGTACCGCCCGCGCGGTCACCAGCGCGTCCCTGAAGCACTCGCAGCCGTCACCTCGTGAATCATGACCGACCGTGCCGCCGCACCCGCCTACGTGAAAATAGAACCCGTCCTTCCACTCGACGGTCTCGTCCCACTCCGCGCCCTTGCGGGCCAGCCCGTCGGCGACGGGAATCAGGACCCCGGGCGAGAGCAGCGCCAGGTACGGGCCGATGTGAACGCCGGTCCCGGCCGTCTCGTAGCACTCCGCGATGAGGCTCCCCCTGCTGCTGGTGATGCGCTGGGGGTACTGCCTCGCCCCCAGCGGAGTGCAGTGCCACGGGCCGCACGGGACCAGCCTCAGCGCCTCCGACACGATGCCTGCGGCGCGGGTCATCTCGTTCGCTCCGCCGGTGTTCACGTCGCCGCCTCCAGGGTGTGCAGGGCCAGCTCGAGCGCCGCGGTATAGCCGGGGACCCGCTCGGCCAGGTCGCCTGTCATCGCGTCAGGCACCAGCTTCAGGAAGTGCCCGGCCCCGTCCGCGATCATGTTCAGCAGGGCGGCCTCGAGCCGTGCGCCGCCGGGGTCGCGGAACGCGATGTACTTCGCGGCGCCGGCGCCGGCGACTCCGGGAGCCCAGGCGATGACCCGGCCGGGCGTGTCGCAGACCGCTACCCGGCCGATGACCTCCTTGCAGTGCCAGGGCTCGCGGGGGACGAGCGCGGCCTGCTCGAGCAGCAGGGAGGCCGCGGCCCTGATCGCACCGATGCCCTCGCTCGCCGTCATGCCGCGCGCTCCGCCGTGAGGACTGGGCTTGGCGGCCGGTCGACGATGGTCACGCTAGGACGACGCGCGCCTTCGGGCCAGGTGATCGTCACGATGCCCGCGCAGTAATGGGGCCAGTATTCACCGCATGTGCCACATGTGATGCGCGGGACGGGCATGTCCGGATGCGTTTCCGGGGTCAGGTTCACGGGGGTCCGCCAAAGTCAAAGCTGAGCTGGCCGGGACTGTTCAGGCGCTCCCGGATGAGCTCGGCGGCCACCGCGTCTTTCTCGACCAGGACACACGGGAAGCCTTCGGCGATGCAGGCCTGGCCCGTCGTTCCCGTTCCGGCGAACGGGTCTGCGACCATCCCGCCCGGCGGGGTCACGAGTCGCACGAGCCAGCAGATCAGGGCCAGCGGCTTGACGGCCGGCCATGTCGTCCCGTCCGCTAGCTGCGGCCGCTCGGACTTGGGGGCCTTCGCGCAGTACATGAACGGCAGGTCGTGCTCCGGCGACCAGGCGAGCTGCGGGAAGAACCGGGACGCGCCGCCGGTATCGCCTAGCCCGCCCGCGTTCTGTCCTACCCGGTCATGCGCGTACGTGCCGTATGTCTGCGCGCCGGTCTTGCCGGACTTATCTCCCGAACCGCCCGAACTCTTGGTGGTCCCGCTCTGTGTGTCCATCTCCGCCACCGGGCAGCCGGGAGCGCAGTCCCGCGTCTCCGCCTCCCGGCACTCCGCGCTATGGGTGAGCAGGAGGTTGGGCGGCCAGCGGCCCGCGGTGCCGTCGTACTGTGTCCGGTCGTCGGCGGGCATGCCCTGATAGACGCCGTTGTGCCGGCGCGGCCCGCTGCCGAAGTCGGCGTGCCGGTTCTTGCCTTCAGATTCGGCAAGGTCGGCCTCGCTGACATGAGAGACCTTGCAGCTGTCCAGCCCGGGCAGCGGCGGGTTAGCCTTGGCGGGCTTGCGGGCCATGATGATGGGCTCGTGTGCTGGCTTCAGCCTCGACTTGGCCTTGGGGAAACCCGTGCCGAAGATCCAGTGCAGGCTGTCCTGGATCTCGAAGCCGGCCAGCCGGATGGAGATGCCCATCAGGTCGGCAGTGCGCGGTGCGGCGAACGCGAGCAGGTACGCGCCTGGCTTCATGACCCGGTAGCACGCATCCCACGCGGCGGGTGGCGGGACGAACTTGTCCCAGTCCCTGCTCATGAAGCCCTTGCCGTCCGGCACGTATGACCGGTCGCCGGACAGCCACTCGGCCAGCGCCCTGGTGACGATCTCCGGCTTCAGGTCGGCCAGGCCGTAGGGCGGATCGGTGATCACTGCGTCCACGCTGCCGACGGGCATTGCTGCCATAACGTCGAGGCAGTCGCCGAGGTATGCGACCACGCCGTCGCCGGTCAGGTAGGGGTCAGGAAGGGAATGGGTGTTCATCGCGCCACTATTCACCACCATGCCGTCAATCGACGCGCCCGTTGCGAGGTTCGGTCCGCTCATCGCGCTCACCACCCGGTTCCGTAGATGGTCACCGGGAACGCGCCGGGCGTGTCAGCCGCGATGCCGTCCCAGTGCAGCCGCCAGTCAATGGGGTCGCTCGCGAAAGCGTGCACCGCCCAGCCGTGGCGTACGTCTTCAGCAAAGGCCGGCAGGTCCGCAGTCGGCCGCGGGCACCCGTCGCGCTCGGCAAGCGAGTCGCAGGCCTTCGCGAACACCAGCAGCGGGACGTGGCCGTGCGCGACGACCGAGCCCTCGTAGCCGAGCCAGTCCAGCAGCACGCCGTGCGCCAGGCAGCCGAAGACCGGCAGGCCGGTACCAGGGTCACCCTCGTCCCAGCGGGCACCGTCAGGCGGCCTCGCCTGCCGTGCCCCTGCTCGCCGGAGCTTCATAGATCCAGGCCCCCTTGTCTGTAGGCCACGCCCACCGGGCGGTACCGAACTCGTTGGTCCGCCAGACCGGGGTGAGTGCCGGATCCTGCCCGGTTTCCAGGCGGTAGCCCTTCAGCCCGTCGTCCGCCTTGCGGAAGTGCTCCACGTCGCCGTGGCATCCGGTCGTGCCGGTCCCGCACAGGACGATCAGCATGACCGGCGAGTTGATCTCCGGGTCCGAGGTACCGCCCATGCCGCGGGCATCGCGGTGCTGGAGGCTGTACGGCTGGTCCCTGATCCCGCAGCCGCACCGGACGCAGCACCAGTCGTCCCGCTCGAGCACAAGCCTGCGGATCTTGCGCGACGGGCCAGTGTCGGTCGGCGCCTTCGCGGGCCTGCGCGCAGGCTGGCCACCCGGCGGGGGCGTTCGGCGGGGTCCGCTCCCCCGCTTCAGGCCGCCCGTGCGGCCCAGTGGCTTGCCGGGAGGCAGGGACTTGCCCCTGTGAAGCCCGGTCCTCCTCACGCGCGCACCGCTCCGTACATGGCCCCCACCAGTTTTGCCTGCGCTTGCAGCCCGCTGAGCTGCCTCTCCAGCGCGGCTGCGGTGCGCTGGGCGTGCCGGTACTCGGCCTCTGCCTCCTCGGCGAGACGCCGGGGCTCGATGGTCTCGATGACCGACTGGGCTTCCTTGTCCTTGATGCTGCCGTCGGCAGCGACATAGGCGAGGGCCCTGGCCAGGTCGAAGTCCCGGCGGAGCTGGATTGCCTTCCGCTCGGCGCCGGTGATGATGCGGACGCCGTTGGCGATCCTCTCGGTGACCTCGCCGATGGCGTGCTCGATGTCGACCGGGTTGATGACCTCGTCATGACTGCTCAGGTGCCCCCTCGGCCGCGCGCGCGGCATTCGCTTCGGCCAGGAAGATGATCAGGGCGTCGCGGTCGCCGAATCCGTCCAGGGTGTCGAGCAGCTTCGTCGCCTCCTGGGCCGACAGGTTGGCGTACGCGCGGCCGTCCCGCGGGCCGGTAAGCTCCCTGCCGATGATCTGCTCGGATACGACCAGGGTCTGCTCGTGCTCTTTCCTGATGAACCCGAACCGGTTCTGGTAGAGGCTCTGGAGCCTGCCGACCTGGGATGGCGCCGCGCTGCCAGGCTCATTCCCGTCGTCCGGGGCGGGGTCGCGCTTGCGCTCCGCAGGCCCGGGCCGGTCCCCGCGGCCGCCGGTGATCTCGGGGACCGTGACGAGTCCCTGCGCCCGCGCTGCCGGGAACTCGTCCTCCCTGCGGATCTCGCCGCGCTCGAGGGACCGGAAGATCACCCGGAGCTGCGCCAGGTCGTGAGGGGACCACCTGGCGCTGGGCGCCCCGAGCTTCTGCTCGAGCTGCCCGGCGGTGATCCCGAGTCCGGCGAACATCTCGATCGCGCGCGCGATGCGGTCGGCCTCGGTCGAGCCGTCGCGGTCGTCGGCGGCCAGGGTCTTGTAGCAGCCGGCGACGGCGTCCTCGGTGTACCAGCCGGGCAGGATCGCGAAGATCATCTCCCGGAGCCGCCTGGCGCCGTTGTTCGCGTTGTTCTCGTAGATGTCCCGCATGTCGGTGAGCTGCTTGGCGCCGTCCCTGGTGTCGCGGATGTGCGGCACGATGAACGTCGTCGAGCTGCGGGTGTTGGTCTCCAGGTCCCACGCGAAGGCGAGCATCTCGGACTGGCCGAAGCCGTCGTCGCGGCGCAGTTCCACGATGCCGTACTGGGTGTTGCCGAAGCAGCGGGCCAGTTCCCTGGCCAGCTGGACGGACGGCCCGGAGATCTGGCTGCCGCCGCGGGAGTAGCGGAAGAACGCCCTCTCCGCCAGGGAGCGCTGGGCGCACGAGCGCTGCATGTCGCGCACCGCCCGGTCGATGCTGCGCGGGCACTGCTGGGCGACGATCACGGCCGCCTGGACCTCGGCTACGGCGCGGGACTGCTCGACGGCGGTACCCTGGCCGACCCGGCTGGGAGTGAGATAGGGCTGGATGTCAGTGGCGGCGGTCATGCGGCGGCAGCTTCCTCGTCGAGGCGGCGCGCGGCCCAGGGGGGCAGCGAGATCGTGGGGATGTCCCGGATGTCGGGGTTGTAGCCCGGCCAGATGCCCGAGCTCATGCAGTCCCGGTAGCGCTCGATGGCGATCCGGTTGCGCTCGTGGCCGGACCGCAGCGCGGGCCAGTCGAGCTGGATGACGTTGACGAGGTACGGTGCCGCCGTCTCCTGGAAGACGAAGACGAAGGCGGGGTCATCGGAGATGCCCAGCGCCCGGACCCCGTCCAGGTACCAGTCCGCCTGCATGTAGTACCCGAAGGTGTAGACGGACTTGGCGATACTGTCCGGGTCGGCGCTGGCCGAAGTCTTATAGTCGACGAGAACGAGCCTGCTCCGCCCGTCGGCGTCGGGCAGCCAGTCGAGGCGGGCGCGGCGCCAGATGCCAGCGACAGCGTCCTGCCAGAAGAGCGACTGCTCCGGCCGGCCCCTGCCCGGGTCGAACAGGGCGGAGCCCCAGGGGTGCGCGCGGAGCGCGGCGGCCATGTCCTGCACCTTGCGGTACTCGGCTGCCAGCAGCGGGACCTTCCCGTCGGCACGGGCCTTGTCGCGCTCATCCTGCGCGTCCTTCTTCCGCCAGTCGGCCGCCGCGATCTGGACGATCTCCGCGCCGGTGCCGAGGACGAGACGGTGGGCGGCGGTGCCGCGCTCCATGCTCGGCGTGGACGCCGGCGGGTGGTCGCGCTCGTGGCGGAACCGGGCAGGACATGAGGGGGGCAGCAGCTTGCGGGCGCCCGAAGAGGAGAGGGAGCCGCCGGGTACCGGGTCGCCATGGTAGACATGCTCAGGCATGGCGTCGTAGACCCCGGGTTCGAACGCGGCGCCCTGCTCGGGCGGATCTTCGGTGCATACGGAACCAATCACAACGTGCGCCCCCCAGCTTCACGTCACCGCAGATTGCGGAAAGCTTACCGAGTTCGGCCCCTCTTGCAAGAAGGCTGGACCCCGCCCGGCTCTCCGCCCGGCACGAATGATGATGATGTCTTAATCACGGTTTCACGGACATCTCGGACGGTACATGACCATGGCCGGGCCTGTCAAGATCACGGTCCCCGGCGGGGAAAAGTCAGGCAAGACAGGCGTCGCGGAGCGTCCCGACGGGCAGTAGCTGAGCTAGGATCGCACCATTGCCGTCGCAGTCGTGAGGATGTGCACCCCTTGCCCGGTAGACCCACAACCCCCTACGTCTCCGTGGGCGCGGCGATCATGGCCCGCGCCGTCGCACTGGGGATCGCGGACGACCCGTACGCCCTGGGCGTGGCCGCGTCGATCAGCGGTCGCACCGTCTGGAACCTGGTGACGGGCAGGGGCCCGAACCACTACCCGAGCACCTACGCCGCCCTGGAGAGGACCCTGGGCTACCCGCCCGGCTCCCTGCGTTCCGCAGTGGACCACGGCGATCCGGGCCTGCTTGAGGGCGCGGTCGCCACCGGCCTCCAGCGGACACTGCGGGACATATTCGGCGCGGCCGGTATTAGCGTGGAGACGTCCGGATCGGCGGTGGCCGTGCTAGGCGCCGCCGCCGCGAAGATCCGCGCGCTGCACCCCCGCGACCGAGACCTGCTGACCGTCGCGGAGATCGCTGACGCGATCGCTGCGGAGATCGGCGGCGAGGCGGCGTTTGGCGACAGGCTGGCCGCCCGGCGTGCGCTCAGGTCGCGCGACAGGCGCGTGCTCCAGCAGGCCCTTCGGGCGAAGGCGGCGCAGCCCGCAATCCGGCCCGCCCCGGAAGGGGCGCCCCCGGAGGCGCTCAGGGTCGCCTTCCAGCCAGCTAGGCAGGCGTGACCGGGTAGAGGCGACGCGGCTCGTCCGCGGGACGGCGGTCCGCAGATGGGCGCTCGACCTGCAGGTCGATGACGGAGAGCATGCAGTCGCGGACGCGATCCCCGAGCCGGCTCATCTGCACGGAACTCACCGTCGCAGCCGTCATCGCAGCCGCGGAGGCGGCGAGCACCTGGGCACGGCCGGGACGGCGGCTGCGGAACAAGGCGAAGGCGGCAGCGCCCCAGAGGGTCGCGGCTGTGGCCGCCAGCAAGATGGTCTCGTGTTCCATGGTACGGCCGCGCCCCCCTGCCCCTCCGTCCACTTAGTGTAGGCAAGGGTAGGCGCGGTGGCTGCGGGGAGTCAAGATTACCCGAGCGGGTCCTCGTCGAGCTTCTTGCGCAGCTGCCCGGGAGTGCCCGCGACGACCTGGGCGTCCCTGGAGCGGTTCCTGGCTGCGACTACCACGGCGCCGCCGACGCTGAAGGCCTCGAAGTCCAGATCCGGAAAGGCGCCCTGCAGTTCCTGCAGTTCCGCCGCCAGTTCAGGCAGCAGGCAGAAGATGGCCACGGCAGTCCCCCCCCTCTTGGTTGCTAACCGCGCCAGGGCCTCGGCCCGTTCCGGGGCATCACGGCGCCGCCCGGCGCTTTCGGGGTAGCCGTCGAGCAGCCGGGCGATCTGGCCGGACCGCCACTTCTCCCGCGCTCCCGGCAGCCCGGCGAGGTACCGGCCGGCGGCCTCGGCGTTCCAGCCGCGGGATTCACGCAGCCCGCGGCCGAGCACGATCAGGTAGGCCTCGCCCGGCGGGGTAAGCGGCGGCGCGCCGAGGCCGCCGCACCTCCACGGCGCGGTGAAGGTGATGACGGGAACGCCGTCCCGCCAGCCGGCGAGGATGAGGGTCTGGTAGTGGCCCTCCCCCACTTTCAGGCGCGTGCCCTGCCCGGTGAGCAGCGGTCCGAGGTCCAGGTCCGCGCCCGGCTCGAGGTACATCTCCTGGGCGGCGACGTCGGAGAACTGGCCTGCGGTGATCAGGTAGCCGCGGGCGGCGGCCCGGCGGGGAAGCTGCGGGTCATACAGCGCCCGGCCGCCGCCCCACACCGGGGAGCGGGTCGCGAAGTAGACGCCGCCGGCCAGCCACAGCGGGGCCGAGGCCAGCGGCAGGGCGCGGTCGCGGGCACCGGGATAGGTGCGGGCCGCGCCCTCGGGCCTGCCGCCCCGCAGGTAGCAGAGGAACCGGGACTCGAGCATGTTCGACCCGTAGGACGCATACCAGACGAGCTTCCTCCGGCTCACGCGGCGTCCATCCGCGCGGAGATTATCCAGCGGTCGGCCGGGGCGATGGAGATCATCACGCGGACAGGCAGGCCATCAGGGTGCCCGGCGTTCACCTCGTAGCCGGTGCACGTGATCTCGGAGACCGGCACGCCGCGGGCAAGATCGAACCAGGCGGCCTCGCCCTCGGTCGGCATCCGGGGGATGACGGTCCAGTCAAGGTGGTCCTGCGGGTGCCCGTAGGCGGCGAGCACCCCGCCGGGGACGTGGACGTCCTCGGGCTCCATCAGCGGCGTGTCCTTCACGATGTCATACGGGAAGTACGACACGGAGAGCATGCTCGGGTGCCCGTCGACCTGCCGCTTCCGGCTGCGCACGACGATCTTGCCGTCGGATCCGAGCAGCCGGGCGACCTCGGGAGGCACCTGCGCCGCCGAGCGGACCAGCATCTCGATTTCCTGGCCGGGCTCGTGGCCCTGGGCGAGGACCATGTCGTCCCACTGGTCGCCGGCGATCATCTTGTGGCGGCTGCGGCTCTCGTACCCCAGGTCCAGGGTGAGTTTCGTGTGCTCTTCGCGCACACGGTACGAGCGGCCCTTGCCCGCCAGGATCAGCCCCTCCTCCCCCAGGCGCAGGAGGGCGGCGCGGACGGTGGTGAGGCCGGCGTCGTAGTGCCCGGCCAGGTGCTGCGCCGTTCCCAGCGTCTCCCCCGGCTTGAGGTCGCCGCTCGCGATCCTGCGGCGCATGTCGGATGCGATCCGGTCTGTTACCGGGCCGCCCCGGTCGGGTGCGATGCTCACCTGCGGTTCCCTTCCCTGCCAGAAGCCTGTTGCACCGTCATTATGGCATAACGCGGCGGAGTTCGAACTCCCCGGCTTCCTTTTCCTCCATGTTCAAGTCTTGACAGGGTGTCGCTGGTGCCGTAATGTCCGTGTCAGCCGAGAAACCCGTGAAGCCGTGATTAGGGCTTCATCCCCCGGACTGAAGGGTGGCCATGGCCAGGACGCGAAGGCAGGACCAGGGTCCGGATCCTCTGCTGAGGACCGGCGCGGCCGCAGACCTCGCGGGAGTGAATCCCAGGACCCTGCTCCGCTATGAGGAAGCCGGCCTGATATCTCCCGAGGGCCGGACCCTGAGGGGCCAGCGCAGGTGGAGGGCGTCCGCGATCCTGGCCGCGTTCAGGACGCGCCGGTCACCTGGTACGCGAGTCACGGAAGTTGCCGAGGTGACCGGATGAGCCTCAAGGCGATCCTCGGTCGCCTGGCCGTCGCGTTCGTGCTCTGGTGGGTAATCGAGAGTCCCCGCAAGGCGCGTCTCATTTCGTGAGCAACAGCGGGGACTTCCTGAGGTCGGCAGCGGCCAAACTGTCGCATTTCGTCTCAAGCATCTAGAGAAGAGGACCCCCGGCCACCAAACCCACCAAGGCGAAGGCCGGGGGTCCAGACCCGCAAAGGAGAACGGATCGTGCAGCTATCAGACCACACCCAGGCGCTGCTCGCCAGCTTCAGCCGCGTCCTGGCCCCGGCGTCGTCACCGGCGCATCCCGTCAGCTCGTGGCACTACGCGACGGAGACCTGGACCTCGGGCGGCGCGCTCCTCGGCGCCGTCCTCCTTTTCCTGGCGGTGGCCCTGCTGGCCGCTGTCGTCCGGCGGTCATAGTTCACGCCGATGCCCGAGTCCGCCATCTCGTACCCGGTAAACCGGAGGCAGTCCGAAAGAGACGCCTCCGGTTTCCGGCATGCGTGCAGCGCCTGCGGTCACCGGGACAAGAAGTGCGGAGACCTGGTCATCGCCGTCAGCGGAATGCGTATCGGCGAGCAGCATTTCCACGACCTGGGGTCCGGTTTTTACGGGGCCCCCTTCAGCAGGGAAAGGGGAGGAGAATGAGCGTCCGGCTGCCGGATGTGGATCTCCGGAAGATCAGTATCGCGACGTGCTCGTTCGCGGCCTCATCGCTTCTGGTGAATACGGTCGCGTTCATCGGCCAGTACGGCTACGCGTCCGAGCATTTCGGGTGGGACAAGCCCGGCGACATCCTTTACGCGGCGACGATCGAGTCAATCGCGGTGACTGTCGCCGCCCATGCGCACCAGTCACAGAAGAACAACGACTCCGCACTGCGCACGAAGCTGGCAAGCTATGCGCTCGGCGCGGTAGTGGGAGCGCTCAATTACAGCCACTTCTCAGTCCACTGGCACCCGACAGCGAAGGCCGTGAGCCTGGGGCTGCTGTCGGCATTGTCGCCGTGGCTGTGGTCGATGTTCAGCCGCCGTGTCAGCCGCGATCTTTTCATGGAACGCGGGCTCCTCGAGGGCCGCGCGGTAAAGCTGGGGGCAACTAGGTGGTTCTGGCATCCGCTCGGCAGTTTCCGCGCCATGCGGTGGGCCACGTGGATCGGCGAGCAGAACCCGTCGGCAGCGATCGTCGCAGTCGGAACCAGAACCGGGAACCAGAACCGGCCGGATGCCGGGGTGGTTCCGGAACCGGTCGCAGTTCCGGCTATGCCGCTCCGGGAACTGGAACCAGCGCTAGTTCCAGAACCGGCTTCCGATCGGAACCAGAACCGCAATGGTGCTGGTTCCGGTTCCGGAACCGAGGCCCCGGCAATGCCGGAACCGGAACTGGAACCAGGGCGGATCCCGGAACCAGAACCAGCACAGCCTCCCTTGTCGGAACCGGAGCCGGTCGCGGACCAGAACCCGGAACTCGGAACAGGGGAGTCGGCGGAACCGGCTGCCCGCAGGCGCGGCCCGGCGCGCGGCCCCCGGGACGTCGCGCTGGAGCTGAAGCCCCGGGCGGAGGAAGTCGTCGCGACCTGGCTTGCCGTTCACGGCAGGCGCCCGACGGCAGCCCAGCTGGCCAAGGAACTCGGCAAGTCCAAGGCCGTGGCGTGCGAGGCCCTGAAGCTGACCCAGTGGCTGACCCAGGCCCCCGCCGCGGAAGTCGCGGTCTGAGGACTACGGAAAACAGGAGGAGGTGACCGACAGTGAGTGAAGCGAGAAGGACCCCCCGCTCCCCCGCAAGTACCGGGAGGCCTGAATCCGGTCCCCTACGCGCCCGCATGTGCGCGCCCGCGGGCCCGACCCTACCACAGCCCGAGGGAGGGGCAAGTCCCGTCACTCTCGGTCACGACCTCGAGGTGGCCGCAGCGAAGGCCGCGCAGGTCCAGGTGCAGGTCAGCGGACTGGCGGCCGCAGGGGATCACAAGGGCGCCTTCAATGCGTCCGTCCAGGCCCTGCGTGCCGCCCTGGCCAGGGAAGCGCGGCGCCGCCCAGCAGATGCGGTCGCGCTGTACCAGTACTTCACCGAGCGGAACATACGCCTGGTCCGGGAGATGCCGGGCTACCAGGCAGAGGAGGATTCGCGATGAGGCTCGTGCGCAGGTATGACCCGGACGCGGAACCGGAACCCGGAACCGATGGTTCTGCGGCACCGGCCCAGGACCCTGGTTCGCGGAACCGGTCGGCCCAGAGGCCGCCATGGATGACGGTGCTCGATGGTGCCGGGAACCAGAACCCGGGATGGCCGTACCGCCAGAACGCCTCCGGTCCCGATGCCACTCCGGAACCCGGAACCGGACTGGTTCCGGAACCGGGGGCCGACGAGAACCAGAACCGGGACGCGGCCGGTTCCCCGGAGATCCTCGGCCCGGTTCTGCGCTGCATCGCCCGGCTGGTTCTGAAGGCGGCCCGCGGGGCCGGGGCGGAACTGCTCCGCCTGGCGGAGACGCCCGGCCACCCGCTTCACCGCGCGTACCAGTACCAGCCGATGACGCTGGCCGAGCATCACGTCCACGCGAACAGCCACGAGGGCGCCGCGAGATTCCAGCTCCACACCACCGGGAGGGCGCTGAATACCGCAGGGAATGGCCTGTCGGCCCTGGGCGCATCAGTTCCCGGCCAGTGCATTGCGGGAGCGGTGCTCATCCTGGTCGCCATCGCGATAGCGGTCCTGGTCCTGTAAGAGAAGGCCCGGAAAGCAAAGAGAAAAGAAGGAGCACGGGAAATGGGAACCATCGGCACAGTCGACACCCTGGGCGCGGCGGCCTTCGCTGCGGCGTTCCTCGGCGTGGCGGCCTACAGGCTGCACAAGCACGACAAGGGGAAGTCCCTCCGGATGTGGCTCTTCCTGGTCGCGGCGATTGCCGTGACATTCAGCGCCGCCGTATGGTGGCCCGGCCTTTACCGGTTCACCTCGGCGGGGATCGGGATATTCATCCTCGGCGCCGCGCTTGCGTGGGGACTTTTCGACTTCGTGCTCCAGGTGCCCCTGAAGCACGGTAACTACCACGCGAAGCGCACTGCCTATGCCGCGATCGTGCTCGGCATCGCCGGGATGCTGACGTTCGCGAATCTCACGGGCATCGTGCACGGCATCCAGTCCGACGTCAACGGGCACGGCTTTACCCAGGTCCTCAGTCACGTCCAGAAGGGCAACGGGGGCTGAGCGTGGGCATCTGGCATGAGCCCGAGGTGATCGCTCCCGTGGTGCCGGACCAGCCAGAGCACGCCCCGGCGCCAGGTGCCGGGCATGCGTGGCTGGTCCGGCCGCTGGTCCTGGCTGCCGCTGCGGATGTGTACGCGGTCATCGGCTACCGCCAGCCGGAGCCGCACGGCCGTATCACGGCGACGGTAATCGGCGTGGTGGCCGCGATGGCGATCGCGGCGGCAGCGGTGCGGAAGGACCCCGGGGGCAAGCATGCCATCGTGCTCACGGGATTCCTGGCGTCGGCATGGTTCGCGGCGACAATCCTCGGCGGCGGCCCGCGCGGGATTATCCAGGCGGTGTACATCCTGGCGGCGCTGCCGGCGGCGTTCTACAACGCCCACCGGCGGCGCCTCGCGGACATCGCGCGCGCCGCCGGCGTCGTGGCCGAGGCTCCGCCGGGCGGCCAGCGTGGCGCCCCGCCGCTGACCGTCAGCGAGCCGGATGGCGTTCCGCTCTCCGGCCGGATATGGCCTCCGGCCCCTCCTGGCAACGCGCGAGTCTCGCCGGAACCGGCGGTATCCGCTGCCCTCGATGTGCTCATCCCGGAACACCCCGCCCCGGCCGCCCCGCCCCCCGCCGGCTTGCCGGCGCCTCGCAGGTGGGTGCTGCCGAGCATGGACCTGCTCCCGCCGGGCCCGGTGCACTACAGCAAGACCGAGGAGAACAACCGCATTGCGGGGGCCCTGCAGGAGATGCTCGGCCGGTTCCAGGTGGACGCCCAGGTCACGGGGTACTGCCGCGGCCCGGCCGTGACGAGGTATGAGATCGAGCTCGGGCCGGTGACCAAGGTCGAGCGGGTTACCAGCCTGTCGAAGAGAATAGCGTACGAGGTCGGAAGTGACGTGCGCATCGTCTCCCCGATCCCCGGCCGCTCAGCGATCGGCGTGGAAGTCCCCAACAAGGACCGGGAGATCGTCAGCCTCGGCGACATGCTCAGGTCCGACGCGGCCGCCCGGGACCGCCACCCGATGGTGGTCGGGCTCGGCAAGGACGTCGAGGGCCATGCGATCGTCGTCAACCCGGCGACGATGCCGCACGTGATAATCGCGGGCGCCACCGGGTCGGGCAAGTCGGTCTGCCTGAACGGGCTGATCACGTCGGTCCTGACCCGGGCCACGCCCGACGAGGTCGTGATGATCCTGATCGACCCCAAGCGGGTCGAGCTGACCATCTACGACGGCATCCCGCACCTGATCATGCCGATCATCACCAATGCGAAGGATGCCGCCGGGGCACTGGACTGGGTCGTGGGCGAGATGGAACGGCGCTACGACGACCTGGCCGCCGGCGGGTTCCGGCACGTGGATGACTTCAACGCGGCGGTGCGCTCCGGTGCCCTCAAGGCGCCGCCCGGCAGCCAGCGGATCCTCAGGCCGCACCCCTATCTCCTGGTGGTCGTCGACGAGCTGGCTGACCTGATGATGGTCGCGCCCCGCGACGTCGAGGACACAATCGTGCGGATCGCCCAGCTGGCCCGGGCGGCCGGCATTCACCTGGTGCTGGCCACCCAGCGCCCGAGCGTGGACGTCGTGACCGGGCTGATCAAGGCCAACGTGCCGTCCCGGCTCGCGTTCTCCACCTCATCGCTGACCGACTCCCGGGTCATCCTGGACCAGGGCGGCGCGGAGAAGCTGACCGGCAAGGGCGACGCTCTGCTGCTGCTGACCGACATGTCCAAGCCGGTCCGGCTGCAGAACGCCTTCGTGTCAGAGAGGCAGATCCGGGACATCGTCGCGCACTGGAAGGCGCAGGGCTCGCCTGCGGCGGCCGGTGCCTTCCCTCCCGCAGGCCACGCGGCCGCAGCCCTTCCCGTGCACGCTGCCGCGGCCCGCGACGAGGGCATCGGCGACGACCTCGAGCTGCTCCTGGAAGCGGCGGAACTGGTCATCGCGACCCAGCACGGCTCGACGTCGATGCTGCAGCGCAAGCTCCGGGTCGGGTTCGCGAAGGCAGGCCGGCTGATGGACCTGCTGGAAAGCCGCGGCATCGTCGGGCCGAGCGACGGCCCGCAGGCGCGCGACGTGCTGGTGCGGCCCGAAGATCTTGACGAGACGATCCTGTCACTGCAGTCAGAGGAGGCTTCCCGGTGAGCGCACTATCACTCGATTCCTTCCCGTGGCCCGCCGAGTTCTGGTGGCTGGCCCTGCCCGGCATGAACCGCCGCTCCGCGCGCGGCCGGACATGGCCGGACAGGCGCACTGCCGACAGCGTGTGCGCGATCGCGTGCGTGGCACGGATGGCACGGCTCTCCGGGGCCGACGCCGACAGGCTGCGCAAGCTGGCCGAGCACGCGGGCCACCTGAGGAGGTGGCTGTCGAAAGCTGACGGCGACGAGGACGCGTGGCTGCGGCGGTACGCACTCTGCCTGCTCACGGACCTCGTCCCGCCAGGCACCGAGCCGCGGTACCTGGCCGACTACGCCGACGTGCTCATCTACACGACCTGAAAGGACCCCCGATGTCCACCACGACCTTCACCGGCAACGATCTCTTCTGGGCCATGGCCGGGATCATCGGCTTCCTGCTGGTCGCGGTCTGGAAGCTGGCAGGTGCCATATCCCGGCAGAGGCAGGCCGCCACAGCCGTCCTGGCAGACCCGCGCGGCCAGGCGCTGGTGGAACCGTTCGAGTCCGCAGCACCCCTCCGGGCCAGGGCGTCCCGCGCACCCGCCCGGCGCGTCAGCGGTGGCCGCCTGCTTGCCTCGGCCGCGCTCATCGACGCCGTGCTCATCGTCGTCGTGCTGTGGGCTGCGGATAAAGTGCTGCACTTCAGGCTCCACGGGGCTTCGGGTACGGCGTCCCCGAAGCCGAAGGTGCCGGCAGCGCCCCGCCCGGCCCCGGTCGTCACTCACCCGGCGCCCAGGGTGCCGCCTGCGGCCGTGCAGGCGGCTCACTCCTGGCTCACGACATTCCTGACTGCGGTCGCGCATGCCGCCCGTTCCATCCCTCTCGGCCCGGCGGTGCTCCTGGTCGTGGCCGGCCTCCTGCCGGTCGCTTTCGCGCTCCGCCGACGGCGGGTCCGTCACCCCTGAAAGACCAAGAGAACACCAACCCGCCCAGCGAAAGGCGATGGCCATGGAAGCCGCAGCCCCCACGGTAGGCACCTCCCTGTACGAGACGTGCCAGGAACTGTTCGACGACTACCCGGTGGCAGTCGGTCCCGTCAGCCAGGACGGAGCCGTCCGCTTGATGGTCCTGATGACACCATCGGACACCAGCCTGTTCGTCCTCACGCACGTCGGGCGCCCCGGGAGCGAGCCCTTCTTCAGGCTGCACTCCCGCGGCACCGAGGGCGAGGCGGTCATCAGGCCGGACGGCAGCGCAGAAGGCCCGGTCCCGGCCTGGGATGTCCTGGGCAACTGCACCCCGGTGCCAGGCCGCTGAAGATCCGGGAGCGCGGCTCCCCGGCCCTCCTGAGACCCACGGGAGCCGCGCTCCTTCCAGAATCCCTGTCAAGGGACCGAATAGAAGGGTTTCCTCCCATGTGGCTGGTAAGCCTGGGAATCAACTGGACCATAGTCGCCGAGCGGGCGGTCCCGCTCCTGCTCGCTGCGGTTGCCGCGGTCCTGTACCGGCACTGGCACCCCCGCAGGCCGCAGGGGTGACCGGCATGTCACGCCAGGCCCGCGCCGCAGGCCCGCGCCTGCCCTCTCCCGCCGAACTGAGGCGGGCCACGGCCCGTACTGCTGCGGCGATCGCGGATCCCGCGTCTACCGCCGTGGACGTCTACCGGGCCGCTGAAGCCGAGGAGGCCACCGTGCTCGCGTTCATGCAGGGGCGCGGCAGCCAGATGCAGGCCGACCTCGAGCACTGGCGCGAGGCGGAAGCAGGATGAGCAAGCTCAAGAAGCGCGCCGTTATCGCGGTTGCCGTCGCCATGCTGGCGGCCTACGGCAAGGGCGCCAGCGACCACGGTGCCGCGACCGCTACCACGACTGACATCGTGATCCCCGGCGACAGCAACCTGCTCACCCGGCCGGGATGGGCGGCCGCCTTCCTCGCCGCAGACAGCCTGCCGCTGACCTCCTGCGACCTCGCTGCGGTCAATGAGTGGGAGGTGCGGGAGGGCGGCGGGTTCGGGAATCAGGCAAGCTACGATCCGCTGAACGTCAACCCGCCCCCCGGCACGGACTGGCCGGGCCGTCCGGTGATCGGCGCGTGGGCGTTCCCGGACCCCGCCACGGGCCTGCGGTACACCGTGAAGACACTGCGCAATGGTGACTACGGGAACATCATCGACGCCCTCCGCGCGGGCGACTCGGCGCAGGCCGTGTGCGACGCGATCATGGACAGTCCATGGGCGAGCAATCACTACGACGGCACTCTGTCCGCGACCTGCTGATCATCCGAGACGCTTGCGCTCTTACGCGCTTACACACTTGCAGATCGCCAACCCGTCCCGTCCTTGCACTCCAGAGGCATTTACGCTCACACAGCCGGACACTATTACAGGAGCAGGAACCATGCAGGAACCAGGAACTCACGGCACCCGGAACCGCTTCTGCGTGCCGGACTGCAATCTGGGCCCGCGACGAGAGCGGGCGATCCTCAGGCGGCTGGGCGTACGGCGAGCCCGCGATTTCCGCAGGGTTGCGGAATCACGCGCCTGCGGTCTAGCATCCGTGGCCATGAGCACCCCCCGAACATCGTGCGCATGGGCGCAGGTAACGTGATGGCACGACGTGAAGCGGTCGGTAACGACAAGGGCGGCCCGGGAAAGACCACCGTCGCCGTGAACCTCACCGCAAGCCTCGCACGTCGCAATCACCGGGTACTGGTTGTGGACATGGACCCGCAGGCGAACGCCACACGGCGGCTGCGCGCCATCATGAGCGAATCCACGCCCACCATCAACGACGCGCTCCGCGACGGTGCCGCGGGCTGCGCCGCCGCCGCTGTCGCCGGCTGCGGCTGGGATGTGCCGTACGCAGCGCGCATCGGCATCGTCCCGTCGGGCACCGATCTCACCAACCGTGACTCCGAGGGGAGCACCGGCTGGTGGCGGAGGCTGGCCAGGGTCCTGGACGGCGCCGACGACGGCTACGACTTCACGATCCTCGACTGCAAGCCGGGGTTCGGCCATCTCACCCAGATGGTCCTGGCCGCGGCAGACGGGGTGCTGTGCGTCGTCAACCCGGCCTTCGACGCGGTGGAGGCAGCAACCCGGCTGCGGGACTTCGCCGGCGCCTATGCGGCGGACCTGGGTAATCCCGGGCTCCGGGTCACCGGCTACGTCGGCTGCCAGGTGGACCTGCGGCTGACCGAGCACCGGTGGTGGCTGGAGAACATGCCCGCCTCGCTCGGCGAGGCCGTCTGGGAGCCGGCGATCCCGCTGCGGACCGTGATCCACGAGGCCAACAACGCCGGCCAGCCGCTCGACGCCTACGGCCAGGACGGCCGGAAGGTCATGGCGCTGTTCGACGAACTCGCCGGCCGCTACCTCGGGGCCGTCCGGTGAGCCGCCCCGGCCGCCCCGGCCGGGAGGTCCCCCCGGCCACGTCAGGACTCGTGCGGCACCCCGAGGGGCTGCACGTGGCCGAGGGCGCCCCCGCCGCGCCGCCGCCAGCCCCGGCACCTCCCGCATCCCCGGCGCCGGCACCTGCCCGCTCGGGGCTCATGACGGCCCGCGAGATGGTGAGGCGCGCCGAGGCCTCCGCCCGCACCAGGCCGGGGGAGTGGGGCTCGTTCGCCATCCGCATCCCGGACTCGCTGAAGGAGCGGATGGACGCCAGGTGGCTCGCCGACCGCACGCAGCTGCAGGACTGGGACCTTGCGGAGTGCCACTACGTGGAGGCGGCGCTCTGCGAGATCCCCGGCGACATCGACACGGCGGCCGCGTGGGGGATCGCATTCGCGGCCGCGCACCCGGGGCGCGAGCAGGCCGTGACGACCGGGCCGCGGATGCGCCGGGCCACGGCTGACCGGATGCGCGACCTGAAGGGCCAGCTGCAGGTGCGGCGGGCGCAGCGGGTCCGGGCGTGGGAGGTCCAGGCGGCCGCGATCGAGCGGCTGCTGGACCGGCTGGACGCCGAGGACGAGTTAAGTTGATCTTGACTTGGGCGCACCCTGAGGCGATAGCATTCCTGCCACGCATGCCAGAGCAGGCGTTTCACGGGGGAAGTCCATTGAAGATCACGATTGACGGCAGCGCTGTCGTTATCGGCGACAGCGAGCCGGTGCCGTATGACGACCTGGCCGAGGTCAACAAGCTCATCGAGAGCCTCCACTTCGCAACGCCGCCGGAGCTTCTCGGGGCACCCGTCTGCAAGGCGTGTCCAGGGGAAGATATGCGGTCATTCGCGACAAATGGCATTGCCTACCGGCGCACGGGGACGTCGGTGGCTGTCCTGGTGAACCTGTGCCCGGTACATCTGGTACCGGAAAGGGTATTCGCGGACATTTTCCGCTGGACCCTGCACGTGCTCCCGGAGCCGCTATCCCTTACGGCACAGTACCTTTTCGCACTTGACGTGTCGGCGGACCAGACGGCGCTGGAGGCCATCCTCGACGGCCATCGTGATGTCCTCGCCGCGCTTGCCGGAGATGATCTTGAGGCGCCAGTCCCCGCCGCCGCCGCAGGAAATACGGGAGATGCTGGCAAAGAGGCGCCGCCGGAGCTATCCTCTTCGCCAGGAGATGGCGGAAAGATATCCGCAAGCGGCAATCCTCCCGGTCCGCTGCCGCGCCGCCGCCCTGTGGCAGGAAAGGATGCCCGTTGAGAATCGCCAAGGCCGTGCCCGGCGAGAAAGGCGCGGTGGATATCCGCCTGATCCGCCTCGGCCACTGCGAGCACCGGGCACTCGGTGACATCGTCCCGCTGGCCGACTCCATCCGGGACGCCGGGCTCCGCCATCCCGTGGTGATCGGCCCCGGCTACGGGCTGATCACCGGCCGGCGCCGCCTGGCTGCCTGCGAGTACCTGGGGTGGAAGGAGGTCCCCTATGAGGCGATCGGAACCGTCCCCGAGGCGCTGGCGGTCTTCGCCCGCGAAGACGCGGATCCCCGGCAGGCCCTCACGATGACCGTCGCCGAGCGAATCTACCGTGACTGGCAGATGCGCGACGAGCTGAAGTGGTGGCCGCGGGCCGGGCAGAACAAGGGGGTCCGCGGAGTGGCAGGAGACCACCGGCACGAGCTCGCCCGCGGGGCCGGGCTCAATGCGACCCAGTACACCCGCGCCTACGAGGTAGTCCTTGCCGCCAGCGGATTCCGGCGGGCCATGAACTACCTGCACCCCCTGGATGACGAGGACAAGGTCGCGGTCGCGCGCGAGGCGGCGAAGCTGCTGGAGACGGCCAACCTGCGGGCAGTCGAGCCCGCCTATGCGCGGTACCGCCTCGCGATCTCCCCTGCAAAGCAGGCACCTCCCGCCGCCGGGCCGGAGGTCGACGCGGCCCTGGCCAGGCTGGCGGGCATGGCCGCGGGCATCAGCGGCATGGCCCTGGCTCCCGATGCCGCGCCGGCGCAGATCCGGCAGTGGGACGAGGCGATAACCGTCTCGGTCCAGAAACTAATCCGATGGCGCCGGTCACTGAGAAGCACGAAAGGTACCTGAGAAAATGCCGAAGTCAACCGTGCCGACTATCCCGGTCGGTGAGAAGGACAGCAAGATCATGCACATGCGGGCGGGGAGCCTGCGGCGCGACGAACGCGTCAACCCGCGGGACCCTGCCCCGTCCTGGATCGCCGCCCGGAGCGGGGAGGCGTTCTCCTGGCCCAAGATCGGGGTCCTGGCGGTATCGCACCGCGACGGCAGCGACGGGCGCCCGGAGGGGGACTTCGTCCTCGACGGGTGGAACCGCAGGATGCTCATCATCAAGCAGTTCAACGCCGACAGGGAGGTGGAATGCCGGGTCTACTTCCACCTGACGGCAGAGGAAGAAGCGAGGATCTTCCTCGGGCTGAACGACAACCGCAGGGTGGACGCCGTATCGAAGTTCCTGGCCGGCGTCACCGCAGGAGACATACCCCTGATCGAGATCTCCAGGATCGCCGAGGCCGCCGGGCTAGCGGTCGGGAAGGACCGCGGTCCCGGCGTCCTGGTGTGCGTGCAGGAGATGAGCGTCCTGCACCGGCGGGACAAGCAGAAGTGCGGGACCAAGCGGCCGCCGCAGGCGCTGAAGCGGACCCTTGAGTGCATCCAGACGGCCTGGAGGCCGTCCGAGCCCCAGTGGTACGCCAGGAACACCGACGCCCTGCACCGCGCGGTGGTGGGCGGGCTCGGCGCGATCTTCTACACCTACGGCGACGCAGTCGATGTCACCCGGATGGCGCGGGTCCTCGCGGAGTTCGACGGCGGCCCGAATACTCTGGCACAGAACGCGAACGGCCTCAAGGGATCATCTCCCGGCATCAGGACGCTGGCGCAGGGTGTCACGCACATCGTCGTCCGCGAATATAACAAGGGCAAGCGGGGTGCGAACCAGCTCCCGCTCACGACGTGATCGCAGGCCCCGCAGAACAGCAAGAAGCGGCGCCCGGGCCCGGGCGAACACCCACCCCCCCGGCGCGGCAGGAAGAGATTAA